TACATTCTGTTGTTTATTATTAAAAGGTCCTTGACCCCAAGTGCGAATCTGTTTTGTATTGTAATCCTGTATTGAAATAAGTAATATCTCCTGAGATGCAGATTCTACATCAGGAAACCCATTCTCAGACTTAACTTCTATGTCTAAAGTGGTAATCTTGATTTTATTAACATCAAATTTAATTTCTTCTTCGGGATATTGTTCTGAAATATATTGATAAATGTATCTGTCATTACCATACACCTTAAAGTTTTCTACCTCAGAATATCTCTTGATAAACTCACGACAATCTCTCACAGTGCCAGGTTCGACTGCCTCAACAGCTTCACCATCCAATGTTTTATATTTTGTTTTTCTTTTTGATGGAACAAAAAGAGTTGGATAGAACTTCTCACGAGTGGCAAAATGTTTTCCATTCTCATAACCACGAACTAAGAAATTATCTCCAACCATTTGGACGTTGGTGTAAAACCTCATTAGGATGTCAATTTAATATATTTGTCACGCAATTCACCATTTGGTTCGACAAATGTAAGTGCATCACCCGACCTCATCATTGTAACAGATTGATTGCTAAAATCCAACCATGGTTCCAGAGTATATGTCTCTTCTGTTTTAATTAACTTAAAAGGACTGATAATTTTACAATCTGGTTCACCAGGTATATCACCAAATACCTCTTCAATTTCTGATATTAAAACAACACCACTTGGCAAAATGATACATTGTATATTCTTTTCCATTTGTTTGAGTCAAATATTTTTGCGGTAGATTCCTATCGCCGCTAATCCTGAACCTACCAAAGGGGATTACCGCAGTCAGTATTTATCTAACACATATATTATACCATAAAAAAAGGGTTCGTCAAGAACCCTAAGTTTCATCCCAAACTCAATTATATTTAAGTGATCTTTACATCTTCAAAAAAAGGTATAAGAGTTCCATCACCAACTTTTTCTTCTATGTAATTAAAAATTGATTTCCCACAATGAGGGCATAATAAGTCTTCTTCAGTATTAAATGGAACAATTGTAGACTCAATATCTGGCATGGTGCAAGTCATTTTATGTAACCATTCATGTCCTGTTCTAACTGAATTACAATAAGATTCTCTTAACTCTCTTACTGCATCTCCCCATACGTCTAATGTTCTACGATGAGTATCTACTGGATACCAAATATCAAAATGATTAGAAATTTTTATAGTTTCCACCATTGTCTCTACATCTACATTAAAATCAATCGGATATCCAGTAATATATTCAGTGAGATTGTTGTAATATTTTTTTGTAATTAAAGAACCAGTACCAGGATTAAGTCTTAATAATCTACCAAAAACTTGTATCGGTATGTGTGTTCTAGTATACTTAGGGTCACGCACTACACCAACAACCATTGCTGATAAATTATTAATACTTATTCCAGATCTGGCACGATTTAACACTATCATATATCTTAGAGGATCATCAGGATCAAGCATTCTTTTTTTAATTTCATCAAAAGATTTAACTTTTTGACAATTTCTTTTGTCCCCTGTTAAATCCCAAATACGATTACCTGCATCTGATCCACCATCTTCTTGAAGAGTAGCGATCATCTGAAGATTTTCATCATAACCTTTAGAAATAAGATAATTTGAAATGATTTCAACCATACCCTCTTTATGCTGATCGTTTCTATGCATAGGACATCCCCATACCCCTGCTTTATAACCACACATAAAAATTCCAGTTAATTTGGTATTGATATTTTTATCTTTTTTCTTTAATATTTGTAATTTTTTTTCTCTAGCAAACAAACTATCAATCGCATCATAAATTGATTCTCTCACTGAATCTTGACTATCTCTTTGTTTGAAGTCATAGGAAATAGTCTTGTTGACCCATGATTGAGTTTCTATCAAATCATCTAAAGGTGCAAGTTTATTGCGAGTGGTGAAACAGTCAGATAATTTTTCATTAGTATCAGGTATATCAAATCCATAACCTGGTAAATCTGCTTTATGATGAACAGTAGGAGTTGCAGTAAACGCTAATACTCTAGGATTTAATTTAATCCAACGCTTTATTCTTTTTGCAACAGCAGCATCAAATGGAGAAGGATATCCAGTTCCCCATCCATATTGCTTACTACCATCATCACCAACTGCCAGAAACTGATGTGCTTCTTCAATAAACAATACTGATTTATCTGCATATTTTAGAAAAGTCTCAAACTCATTTGAAAATCTCACATGAGTTATTGAAAACACATATATCTTATCAGTACTTAAAAAATCATCTAAAAAATCATCTAAACCGCTTTTAATATTTCTTAAATCTTTGTACTTATAACCTTCATAAGATATACATTTAATAAAATCATCATCTGCAGTTTCACAAGTTGGTGCAATTCTTATAATAAATCTTAAATCTTTAAATTCTTTTTTTATAATTTTTGGTAACTCTTCACCCATAAAGAAAGATTTACCAATACTCATTTGTTTCTGAAGTATTTTAATCTTTTCACTTAAAAAGAGTGAGGGATTTTTAACTACTTGGGTAACTTCCTCACGAAATTCCCTATAAACTTTCGTTTCTTGCATGTTCTTAACTTTAATGTCTCTACGTAAAACGCTATGCTTCTACAATAGACGTACGACATTATATATTATACCATAAAAAAATAGGGTGTCAAGCACCCTATAAAATTGCTTTCATAATGTACTCTGTACTTAGAATCGGATCATTTCCTAAAAGATCTAATTGCATCTCATCTGCATCTACATATACATCATCCTTTCCTTTACGACAATGTAACCAATAGTATGTACCATCTTCTCTTTTAAAGAAGTAACTAGTATTGTGTGAGTCTAAAGTAAACAGAGCAACAACATGAGGATATTCAATCTTTCGATTTGGATCTGGTCTACATGACTTACCCATGTCACCATACATGGGTCTTGCCCCACTACCGTGAGGAGTGGGCAAGTTTCTACCATGATCTCCAAATAAATCGTATCCTTTAACCATTAAAGATAATCTTTTCTTGCATGATGTTCTGGTACTATCTTACCCAACTTAACGGTAAGGAGTCCATCTTTGAATTGAACCTCTCTGACTTCAACATCGTCTGATAGTGTCCAGGCTCTTGAGAAAGATCTTTGAGCCAATCCTTGATGGACATACTCGGATCCTGTCTCCTTAGTTTCTTTTTGTCCCTCAACAATAAGTTTTCCATATTCAGTATAAACCTTAAGTTCTTTTTTAGTGAATCCAGCAAGTGCAATTTCAAGCAATGACTCAACATTATTTACCTGAATTAAATTGTAGGGTGGATAGTTTGTTGTGGTTTCGTAAGAATTAAAAAATCGGTCTAGATAATCATCCATACCTATACCGTTCTTTGAAATTATTTTCATCAACTCTGATAAGTTTGCAGAGTGATACCTTTGTAAGTTCATAGTTCTCCTTAGTAAGCGAGTGTTTAATGTGGATCCTTTCGGCATCCAATACTATTTAACCATAAAACGCAAAAAAAGGAGGGTGGTTAACCCCCCCTTTTTTCTAAGGATTCATTGGTTTTCTCCTATTCTAGAAGTGCTCTACATTCTAATGCACATGATTTGTCTCCGTCTTTACATTCAACAATACACTCAAAGTAATCATCT